ATTGCTAACTGTGGACCTTAGGTCTAGACAGATAAGATCGTTAACATCGACCTCTCTGTTTTCACCATTTAAGTAAAGTCCCCTGTCGAAGTTAGACATGGCACCTGAAATCTCAGCACCTTCTGATCTCTTGAGGATGATACCATACTTCTTAGCTGTACCTACTGCAGGAGAGAAATCTGAATTACGGAAAGATATTCCTGTAATCTTAGGATTAGCTGCATGTGCATAAGACCCTCCAGTCTGGAGATCCATCACTGCATGTCCAATACCTACCTCTGATGTGATCCTGTGAAATACAGCTCTGTCATATTCATACACTGTCTTAATGAAGTCGTACAAGCCACCATTATTAAGAACGTTCTCAATATGTATCAACGGATTAGTTACACTGGCAGTGCCTAATGTTATCCCAACATGTCCTGATGTATTAACACCAGCACCTGTAAAGTTCAGATTCCGTACTCCGCCCTGAGCAACAACAACCATTCCACCTGTGAAGGCGGAGAGGGCCAGTAATGTACTGGAGTTTTTAGACCCTTCTCCACAAAGATATGACTCTTGCCCTGTCGCACCTATTGTCAGGCTTGACGAAATAGCGTATGTTTTTGAAGGGTCTAACAAGACTGCTCCGCCGCCTCTTACCTCTACCTCGTTGAGTGCTGCTTGCAAAGCTGCAGTATCATCAGCAGTTCCATTACCTATCGCATTAAAATCATCTGCATATACGGTTCTGGAAAATATTACAGAACCTCTTACTTTAGTTACCATATCAATCTCTTATTCTTTATGCGTCTGCCGTATATTGGAAAGTGACATACCTCTTTAAAGAGTCGGCTGACCATGTAGGAGGATATACTGACGACCCTTCAACTCTCCCAGACCCTTGATCAAGAGTTGTATCAGTAATGCACGAGGCTGCAAAACCTTCCCCTGTCTTTATCGTATAAGGGACGCCGGTAAACCTGGTCGTCCCTGCTGTAGATGCCGTTGTCCCGCCATTTGGATCTATCGTCAATGTTCCAAACACAGTGTTCCCTATACGGGTATAACTAGCTGTATATATAGGAGAGCCAGTTACTGTTAAGGACACTGGTGTGGGCGTCCATGTACCTTCATCATATCTATCCAGTTCGGAGCTGGTAAGGGTGGCTGTTCCAGTAGGAGCTGGAAATGCGGGAAAGTATATACAGTTTGCCTGACTAGGTGTTTTGTTCCACATCGCTGTAACATCTATAGCAGAGTCAAGTCCTCCAAAAATATCTGGGACTCCCACCCCTTTTTCAAAATGAGTCCCGATGATGGAGAGGCTGCCCCCACCTCCGCCAGTCCCATCTGATTCGAAGTAAGACCCTGTATATGTGGATGTCCCTGTTAAGATGTCTCCGCCGCTTATCTTCCAAGAGACGGTGCTGGAGATATCAAAGACCGGGGAGGTTCTTGTATTCTTCACAATTAGTAATGAATTGCTCAACGAGAGATAAGAGATAGCTCCAGGATTAGATGCGCTATCTCGTCTAAAAAAGTAGCTCGATGTATGCCCGCCAGCCTGCTCGATATGGCAGTTTGAGATATAAAATTCCCCTCCATTTAGGTAGAAGAAGTTGTCTGTCATGGCTTCTATATTGGAGTTAGATACGTATGTCGTGCCCTGCTGGTTCTCAATATTGAAGCAAGTCTTACCGTTTTGGAAGATACATGCATCGAAAAGAAATTTAGCCCCTGACGCCGCTACCCCTAAAGGGGCATAATAATTCGTCTGGTTGAAAGCGAAATTACAATTTCTAAAGGTTGTTCCCCAGGCCTCGTCCCCAAGCTCAATCGAGATTGTGAAGTTATTGATAACGCAATTTCTTATCTCATACCCGAACATAATCTGAGCTACGCCACGCTCTATCTTAAAGCAATTTAGCTCTTGTCCGGGAAGAGGTGCCGCACCTTCACTCGCCCCCTCTCTCCCCTTGAACCTAACACCTTCGATATAGTTCGTAGCGGTGTAATAACCGCCTCCGGCATACCCGTTAACCTCGGAGGTTAAGGTGATAGCGTCTCCGTTGACAGCAAGGTTTGTAAACTGTAGAACCGCTCCATCACCTTTTATAGATGTTATGGAAGTGTCCACTACCAGTCCCGTATCACATAGATACGTCCCACTGGGAATTAGCACTACCCCTGGGATCTCTCCAGACTCTACCTCGTCTATTGCTCTTTGGATAGCCGTGCTATCATCTGTAATAGCATCGCCAACTGCACCAAACCACTGAACATTCAGATGGCCGTCATATATCCTATGAGCGCAAAGAGAGCCTCCGTCAGTGATAATAGTCCCGGTGTTGTCGCTCTCTGCAATCCTGGTTCGTATTGCGAACGTTCCGGCAATCTTCTCGTCCGTTAGAGTTACATGGTCTCCGTCAGAAAAAATCCCATTACCTAATTTAGTTCTTAAATCTGCATAGTCTGTAGCATACTTATTATTGATATAGGAGCTTACATTGGTAGTTACTCCGTTGACAGTGATAGTTGTATTGCCCGCAGTAACCACCTCCCCTGTCTCTACCTGTTCATTGATTATCGCCACACAGCTGTCGGATGCATCTAGCCCCTCTAAGAAGGTGAATACTGTTGAAGATGTCTCAATATACTCCGCAGTCCTTTGCCTAACGCCATTGACATACACTGAAAGGTTATTAGCCCCTACAACATACTCCCCCAAAGTAAGGGTGAATACTGTCTGTCCTTCGGTAGCAGAAAATTCTTCCCTTAGAGTCCCGCTGTACACACTGATTGTTGCAGAGTTCAGAAGCTGCCCATACGTAGCTGGCTCTGATGAGGTAGTTGCATTAGGAAGGTTAATGATCCTATTAGAGTTCATGTCTAATAGGTTCTCCATCTGGTTAGCTTCTCCAGATGGGTTGTCTCTGTATAATACCTTATTGTTTAACTCTGTCTCAATCTTATCACTGTTACTATTAATAGTAGTGTTGGAGAATCCAGATACGGTATCGTCTAAAGTTATCTTAGCCATTATCTATTTCTTATTTCCTAGTAAGCCTTTTAGACTTACACCGTGATCTTTTAACGCTGCTACACCCCATATAGAGCCTGTAATAGCATAATATATTTGCATGAACCCTTCTGGCACTGCTTGAAGGTTTACCCAGATGGTAGAGCCGTACGTAGGGTTGACAACAGTAATAAGGATAGGGCCAGCAAAGAAAAAGAAAGAAAGGTGTTTGAGCGTCTTAGAAGATGTCTCTAAAGCCTTCATCTCCCACTCATGGTTAGCTTCTTGCTCAGACAATAGAAGACGAGTACGGTTTTCAATACCTGCCATCTTCATGCTGTGCTTAGCTCTTTTAGTGTCTCTCCAGAAGGACATGCCCTCTGTCACCACATTAAGTATTGGACCAAGTACTGGAATACTCATAATTACTTCGCCTTTCTCGATTTATGGCCTTTCCTGGCTCCAGCAGCTTTACCTGCCTTACTGCCAGACTTACCACCTGCTGATCTATTAGACTTTCTATCCTGTGACTTAAGGTTAGAGGCTGAGGATGATCCTCCAGACTTAAGAGATTTCTTATGTCCTGCATCCTTACCATCGCCAGTAGTTCTTTTACCAGCCTTCTTAGCTTCTCTCTGAGCCTTAGCTCTCTTCTTGTCTGTCTCTAGACCGCCATTCTCCAAGTGAGCTTTCCTCTCTTGCTTGTAGTCTCTGACATAATTCTTTGAACTGGGCATTGGTTAGTAATCTTCCGTGGGAGGTATGTTATGCTGTCGATTAAGAAGTGTGAACTTCGCTTGCTCAAGGAGGTATATCACTTCCTTAAAATCATCGATAGATGTTCTCAAAGAGAGCTTATCATCCGTATCCCATCCTACAATAAGTAGGTCAGAGAAATGATCCTTAGCCATCCCTAAGATATCATTGGAAGATTCATCTATTACTTCTAGTCCTGTAAAATCTATTACATCGCCCATACTAAACGGTACTCCCCGTAATCTTCTTATAAGTTTTTCTAAATACTCTTAAGCATCTTCTTTCTTTTCTCTATTGCTTCTGCTGCTTTCTTAGCCATCCCTTTACCAGGAATATCTTTCTTAGTGGTATTCTTTCTCTTTCTCTTAGCTATCTCTTTTGTTTTCTTAGACATACCTTTCTCTCTTTTCTTTAATCATTATAATTAATGATCTCTTAGACAACTTTTTTTAAAGAACGTTCAAATAAATATTAAATTATTTTTAATTAATTCTAGGGAAAGTCGGTTATGGTAATTTTTGTTAGAAAATAATGAGTTGAAATGCATATAGTAAGCACTACCCCCTTCCCCCCTTCTACCCCACTATAGTTAGTACTTACTTACTGCCCCAGTTAGTACTTACTAGGTAATGATAATCATTCTCATTTGTATTATGAAACACATTCACCTTAACATTCTCACTCACACTGCTACCTCGCTACGGTATTGTCCCTTCTCTTTATAGACACAATACATATGCTTATTAGTTATAACTATCTACCCTCTTATACTCTGTATTGTGTACCATGCTATTACCTCGACAATACTATCATGTGTTACCCATTGTGTTACTGTGTTACCTATTGTTACATGTTGTGTTACTTACTGTACCATTACACGTACTGTACATACATACACTATTACACGTAACTCATTGATTTATATACACTTTCTAAAGTTGGCACACACCATGCAATAGTTATTCATGTAATCATTTATTAATTACGTTGTTCTTATCGCTCACTATATATTTACTGTATAGTTAGTAATTATCTCTTTTAAAGGCTTGAGGTTGTTATATGTTTGTTAGTATAATGGAACGTGTAAAGATGGTAGAGGCTAAGTTAAACAGACCTCTATCGGGCAAAGAAAGAGAGTTTTTAGTCAATGAACTTAGAGGACGACCAGTTCCTAAGTTTGGCGGTAAGTCTAGGATAAGAGCAAGTAAAGCAATGCAAGTAAAGCAATGCAAGGTTAATCAAATGTATATCTCTACAGATAAGGTATCCTATCGTGAGAAAGGATTACCGAGTAGACACAAGATAGACTAACCACATGTTAGTAAGTAATCACTAACATAACAATGCAGTATCCCTTTTGATAGTAGGGAGTATATATTAACTGTCTTTATCTGATCACTGTTAACTCATATTAGATACTGATGGGCCACTTGAATCGGCCTTATATATTCTACTCTATTAGACGGAGTCGCTAAGGGGCGACGTTAATCAGCCCAGAGTCTAGGAGCCATAGCATTACATGGTGGGTAGACTTAGCAATAAGGCAACATCTTGCCCTCTATGCTTGGAGAAAGAGCATTAACAGTTGGTAATAGTATGACTGTTAATCACTCATTAACTAAACTATACGCTAGTTTAGGAGATCATTACATGGTATGTGAACTAACCAACGTTTACTACTATGATGATTGAGAGACTAGCGTGTAATATCTCTTTAGTTCTATCCTTTAAGCCCTTGCCTATAACTTGCGATAGCTTAAAGAATAGAATTATCTATTCGCCTACCTTATAAAATCTATGTCTTAGCCTTGGAGGGTTAACACTATGTCGAACAACACTAAAAACACCAACAACAAACAAGAAGCACCTAAAGTCGGTACACTTGCACATTATGAGCACTTAGTAAGTACGTTCATAGGTCAAGATTTAAAACACAACACTACCAACTTTTCAACTGCTTTATGGTCATGCTTCAAACATATGGAAGCGAACAACCATGACAGTGCTCTATTCAAGAAGCTGGTAAGTAATCTTATTAGTAATGGTAGCGCGTCAATGGCTGATAGAGCTAAACGTATTGGACGCCATGTTCAAGGCTTAGTGTATAAGATTAAGAAGGATGATACAGGCACTGTTGTTTCGTGTATCAAGTCAAAGTCTTTATACAATAAACTTGATGACACTCAACGTGCGGCATACCTAGCACGGTTACATGCTGGTGAGGCTAAAGCTATCAATGATGAATTAGTGTTGGCAAAGGCGTCGGAAAGCCCTGCTAAAACTAAAACATCTAAAGCGGCGAACGAATCGTTTGATGTCTATCAAACACATGCTAACTCAGTGGGAAATGCGTTGACTGAGATCAAAAACCTAACAGGGGAAGACGATCCAATCCTATTAGAAGTTTTTGAAGAGATCAAAGCTATCGAAGCTAAGCTAAATGAGCGTGTGTCTATGCTCAAGATGGCGGCGAAGATGTTGCAAGACAAGTCAGGTGACCCAGACGCCTCTCTATCTCTTTCTAGTAAAGAGCTTTCTCAAGTGGCATAAACCCCCCTTAATGCTTTATCTTGAGAGGACAACCCTCAGCGTCTTTGCAGGTGCTGGGGGTTTTCTTTATCCCCTTTAACAGGTAACTAATGTTATGAGTAATATAAACGCTACCAAACAATATGCCTTTGTAAAAAGAGAGCGGGCGGGCGGAATATCTATAGAGATAGCACATGCTACTAGCGAAAAGGCCGTCAAAGCGATGCTAAAGTTTTATGGCGATAATACTAATAACATTAATTACTTCCTACCTGTAGAAGAAATAGGTATTCATGAATACAGGCACGCTTTTATCAAACAGTTCGGTCACAACATGATCGATCTGCCAACTAGGTACTGAGGTTACTACTATGATGAACTCCGCAAACCGGTCAAGACAATTGAAAACGTTACACCACTCTAACGAATGCACCTGCGATGGGTGTAAGGAATATTGGGGAGAGAAAGAGCCTTTCTATCCTAAAGATATGGTGTGCTTGTCAGCTAAGTCTAGCACTTCTGAAAAGAATAGACGGAAGCATAATGATATTGATCGTGAGCGTCGTAAAAAGTTCAAACCCGTAACAGGGGTATGCCCTTATTGCCAAGGATCAATAGTAACAATCGGAACAACATGTTCAGGTTGCGGTAAACGTTGTTAAACTAGATAGACAATACGGAGAGGTATTGAAATGGAAACTATATTAAAGCTTGGATCAATGTCGTTCTTCTTGGCGCTTCTATGGGCACAAGAAGATAGGAATAAAACAATCAAAATACTTGGGACTGCATGTATAGTTTTCTTCTATGCTGGCGGAATCGCTCTACTAATTGACTGATAAGGAATTACATTTTGAATATGGCTACTGAAACCCCGATTAAGAAACGAACCCTACCGATAAGCGATGTTGTGCTTGTTACAGGTGCAATACTTGTCTTGTTATCTGCCCTACCGATAATAGGATATCACTCAGGTTCTTGCGCTACAGGGCAGCCTGTAACAACCTTCCCCTTGCCTATCCTAAACGGCGAGCTTCAAGTACAATGTTCCCCACCTTTCCGAAAAGGAGTGTCTTAATGAGTCGCTCCCCATTCTATAGACCTTCCAAACCCCGATTATCCCCCACTGAAACAATCCAACGTGTTGAAAAAGAGCTAGGCGAACTCCTGGCTGACGTTCAACTTGTAGAGGCGTACTATGCAGGTAGACCAGCACCAAGCCAAGCTAAGCAAGAAGAGAAAGGAAGAATCATTAAACAGCTTGGAAGCTTCAAGCTCAAAATCGGAGCTATTAGACAAACATCTAGAGGGTTCAATAAGATTTACTAACTCGGTATGGATAATTATATCTATAGCTCTTCTCTCACTCTCAATTGTATTCACTAAATAGGGGTTACTACTATGACGTTGGAACAACTTAACTCGCCTTCACAGTTACCAGTGGTGGGGGCGACTCTCATTATACTTGACAGTTATTATTGCCAAAATAGTGGTATTATCGAGGCAGAGATAACCCATGTTGGGGATAACACTGTAAGTTTCCAAGATAAGGTCACTAAGGATGATCTAAATCTAGACACTTCTCAATATAAATTCCATCTTAACCAAAAAGACAATGCTTGGTATGCTACTAAGCGTCGATAAGGGGATACACTTCATGCCTTCAACTATGGCTCCTAACACCGCACTATTCCTTATAATTACCTTTACCTCTATTGTCGTGATATATACATTATCATTCCTCTGGAAGAATCTTGTAGATAAGGAAGAGGAAGACCCTGACATATATGATGTGTACTTAGGTGATATTGCAGAAATGTATGACTCAAAAGTGACTATTTTCCTTGTCTCTGCGCTAGACTTATCGGTGTGCGCTGCTGGGACATTAGTCAGTCATTATAAAAACACTGATAAGAAACTGATGTGCTATGGAATAGAAAAGACGGAAATGGAAGATATTGCTGAACTATCAAATAAATACAGAGTACCTATAACAGTTGTCCGTCATGGGACATCTATTGAAGTACGATAACCGATAAGCCTACTAACCTGGGCTTATTAGCTATCGTACTGATAGACTCTTGCGTGACCTTCCTTTCATACATGAGGAAACTAGCGGGAAGAGTATAAAAGATTTTCAAGGCCATCATCATTCATCGAGCTGAGAAAGTCTGCCAGGTTACTACGGTGAGCGTGAAACACCAATACACGGAGACCGTCCAACCCCTACAAAAATACAGCTGTACATTAGGACTTTCCAGATAAGAGAGTATCCTGATGGTTTAACTATTAAAATCTCAGTCCCTCTGATCTAGATACCCCTTGAGACGTCCTGTATTGCCCTGTAAGGGTTTCGGGCTAACTTCAAGTGGGATAGTATAGGGAAGTGTAAAACTCTCTTAGAGTGTAATAGAGAAGGTGGCTTATCAGTGAGCCGTTTGAGCCTCAAAAGCCGATTATACCTAAGTTTCTTCTACGCATCCTATCCAAAAACAGGTATTAATGGATCACGCTAACTGAGTAGCGATTACATCTTAGTCGCTGTACGACCACATCACCTTTAACTGATCACGATAACATCAACTGAGGAAACAAACAGTCGATAGCAGGTTCGATCCCTGCTCCAGGGTGGCCACTCTCGGTAAGAAGATGCCCCTGATAACCGGTGTACAAATGAACTGTGGCAGTAGGTTTAAATCCTACCGTGTGTTTTAAGGGTGTATAGATGGGAAAAAGTAAGATAAGTAAAGAAAATTTCGAGTATTCAGCGCGTTAGTCGCCCGGTACAGGGTTGGACACCATTCTTCTCCTGTTAGGAATCATGCTTGAAACTATGTAGACTAAGGTAGAATTAAGTTTGTAACTGAATACATTAACCAACCATTATGAGTATCAACGGAGAATACATGCCTGTGAAAACAAAAGACCAAGATGTTAAGACAGATAAGTCTCAGCAAGATAATATCATCTTTCTTGGAAGATTCAAGAAGGCCGGGGAGGCCAAGCCAAGCCCGGTTCCTGAATATGTGCCCGAGACAGGCCTACGATCTGTAGGATTTATGCTAGAGACTCTCTCCGAGGAAGTTAAGAAACAATTAGTAGGGGATATAAGAGTTACCCCTATGGGCAGCTATAAGGGGGCTATATCGGAAGAGATTGAAGAGGAAGACCCTCCCTTTACCCTGGATGTGGGAAAACAACCAGGAAAAATAGACTTAGCTCAGAACCATAACTATCGACTAAAGATATGGCTTAAGTCTTTCTCTGGAATCCCTGAAAAGTACAGAGTATGTTACTTGTCAGAGACTGAAAGTGAGAGATCCCTAAGGGTGGAACGAATGGCATCCTCCTCGGCGTCAAGAAAGGCTTCAGGTAGGTTACAGACAGGGGAGAGTGACCTCTGCGTAAACTACCGACCTAGAAAAGACACCCGAGATCTGTTAGCGCGAATAGACTGGAAGGGACTACGACCTCCCAGTGTCAAGCAATTGATTGTTAAACAGCTTAAGAGTAATTACTCCCGTGATGAAGAGGAAGAGCGTCGCCTCTTGGCAGTTAAAGACCAAGAAACTGTAGCTGAGTTGACGCGATTCTATCGGGAGCAACGTGAACTAGCTCCTAAGCATTATACCTACTGTTATACACATGAAGGTAGTTCTGAGTATATGCGGTACCAGGAGACTATGTATAATCATCATGCATATGAGTTTAAGTACAACAGGATGACAGCCATAGAAAAGCTCATTCCTGAAGAAACTCAAGAGTCTACAGATTACTGGGAAAAAGCCAACTATCTTGGATGGCTGTACTCAATGGATAAGTTTAACGCTCATGTAGATTACATGCCTGCATGGAATACTAGTGAAGGTTTACTTATCGGTTCAAGATATGAAGGAACTAAGGCAGGGTTCTTCGCCCCTAGAGAGAGGTACTTTAAGAGGACTACCATTCTAGGAGATATGCAGTGGAACCGCTACATCTGCATGTATGCTGCCTACCGTAACAATGAAATAGATGAGGAGTCTTTACGGGCATTTGCTGCCCTTACATGGCCTCCTAAACAGAATTTCGACGACTTTAAACGTAGGGCCAAGAAGGCTACATCTCTGAAACCATCAGATCTGCCAGTATCTTGTAGAAAATCGCCCTTGTTATTACCATCACCAGCGATGATGCAGGAGGTCTGCGGTCCTGCACCACAAGAAATAGTAGCCGACACAGTTACTACGGTGAGCAAGTCCGTGCAACCCAAAGAGTCTAACCAAGATAGCGGCGAACTTTATAAGACCATTATGAATTCGCAACACGTATCTGGACATTCTCAAGATGAGGTTTATCATCTGGCATTGAAGAAGGCTTGGAAGAAGCTTCCTAATATGCTGATAGAAGTGCCTGAAACTTACGACCAAGAACTAGGGCAAATGATTATCTCAGGAGCTGAAGTAATACCACTACTTAATGAAAGCGAAAACAAGCAAGGCCACTTGAAAACTGGCTAGCCTCTGTAATAGGAGATAATTATGAGAAGAAGAGTAAGAAAACAGTGCTTTAATAACGGCGAGGTATGGCTGCAGCGAAGAACCTGGGGCGGGTTCTTAGTGTACACCTTTATTACTTGTGTACCTCCTTTTCAACTTATGTTGCTCTGGAGTCCCTGGAAAAACTGGAGATGTCTTGACAACGAGAAGAAAAAAGTTGAAAAAAAGATAAGTAATGCTGTGAAGGATTTAGAACTCCTTTATGCCGAGTTAAAGAAAGTACAAACATGGTTAGACGCCGAAAAGAAAGAAGTTAAGAATGCTGAAAGGTGTCCTTACGGTTACACTGAACCCTTTTTCTATGAGATAAGTTCCCAAGATATCTTCTATGTTCAGGATGAAATACTCCAAGACGTAGACGGGAGCTGGAGATCTTCACTTTCTGACAAATTCTTAGGAGTAAAGAAGCAACGCCCTACCCTGAGAGAGAAAATGAACCTCCCCGACCACCCTAAAGGGGCGTCTACAGGTTACATGAATAAGGAGGATCTTAATAAGTATGGATTGGCCATAAATACAGACGAACTGGATCAGGTGATGGCATATAAAGATTCTGGCGGTAACTCGTCATCCTCTAATAAACCATCGAGAAAGAAAAGACCAAATGAATCGCAAGAGGATCACCAGTCCAGGCTTAATAAGATGGATAAAAATTCTTAGCGAAGCTACCCAACCGCTTGGGAGATCTAGCACAGAACTGCCAACACTGCCTCCCTTATGGTTGAGGCTATATTAAGGTTCCGAGTATTTTGTTAAATATGGCCCCCTATAGTGCCGTTCCACTATGGGGGCTGTTCAAAGACACCACAAGAGATGAGATAATGTCTCATGTCTTGTGGTGTTTTACTTTGTATGTCACCGCTTCACCCTCTAAATAATATAGGAATTAAAAAATGTTAAAGAATCTGTTTAAAAATAAACTAGCTGTAAAAACACTTGTAATTTTCGCTACTCTTGTCGCCGGACTTACGTATTACAATCATGCTCGAGCTGATGAGCCTACTCCAGAGACAGAAACTGTGTCTCAAGTAAGTGACGGTATCCAGGAAGAAGTTGTCCCTGTTCCTCCAACAAAGCCGGTAACGGCGAGCGAGGATACGGATAATGTAGAACCTGATGGATTCTTTTTTCAAAAGTTGAACGCTGCTAAGCGATGGGCTGATCGGCTCATGGAAAATCATAAGAATGCTATCAGCGAGAGCGATGGCTTGGGAAACTCCGAACCCACCAAATCGGAGCAATAGTTTTTGGCAGTATGGAGAGAGAGATATTCTGCCATGCTGCTAATCTATTCTTCGAGGCCAGGGGAGAATCTTCCCTTGGCCAGAGGTGGGTACTTGATGTGGTAGCGAATAGAGTAGCTAGCGATAACTACGCTGACGATTACTGCGGAGTAATAACACAATCTTTCCAATTCTCCTGGTATGGCGAACATTTAAAGGGTATTCCAACCGACCCCTTATTCTGGGAAGATTATATCTACAAGATGTATCGTAACAACATCTTAGAGATAATAGCTTGGCACAGATGTTTTCAAAAGGCAATGGATCACATGATCTATAGGTCTGGTGGGGACATATCAGACGGTTCTTTATATTATATGACGACTGAAGCATACTATTCCAAAAGAAAGGGTAAACCTTGGAATCGTACCAAAGTCTCTAACACTATAGGGAAACATATCTTCTTCAACAGATGTAATCGAGGTTCATCTCAATGTTCTCATTTCTAGAAAAAACGCCATTAAAAAAGATCCAATCATGTAACATGATAGCAGTCTCGGCATACATAGACGATCACGATATGGATAGGCTAGACCAGAAAAATATTAGAAAGCAGATTAAAGTGTTTTCTAAGTATTTCTCTGGTCAGATCAGTACCCCTAAAAATCTGAGGTTTGGCGGAGAATTTACTCCTACGTACCCCTCTAAAAAAGAGGCCTTTATTAGAATCCGTGATAAATTAACGGAGATTATAGAGACTAGGCAATGCTCCAGCGCCAATTTTAATGTGTACAATGTCTCCGACAAAGACTTTGATAAGATAAGGTCAAAGTGCCCTGTGATTAACCTTACTAGGAGTTCTATAAGCTTCCATACATTGGTCCAATCCGTGATGAGAGAAGATATGGGCTCCTGGGAGCGCCTCTGCGAGGAAAGGGGTATAAGCCCTATAGCAAATCATGAGGACGACAATGCTTGGTATAACTGCTCGTATGAGGGCGTCCCTCTTATGACAACTGAATGCCCTGGATGTAGTAACGGCCACACCTCTTTTACCCGAACTAAGAAAGAACAGAAGGTGTTTGATAAAGCAGTCAACGACCTCTTGTCTTCTAAGAAGGTTGCGTAGATCATGAGTAACAATCAAAGAAGGCAAACATCTATGGAGCAGGGACGCTCCTCAGGGAAAGAAGGGGGGAGGACTAAGCTTAAGCCCGGTATCAGAAACATGATTGTCACTTCCTTGGTGTCATCAGCATTACTTAGTTTCCTGGCACATACAGGGTTATGGCCTAAAGTTGTATATGTCTTCCTAGTATGGGCTTTTGGAGCCGACTTTGCAGGAATGACGAATGCAATCTTCGCCTTCTTTGCAGTGGCTTTCCCTTTAGTTACGGTCTACTTCCTTAACACGTTGGAAGAATAGCCATGAGATTTATTACCCTAAGGTATCTTTGATATAGGGTATCTTATATTAATGAATCTTTCACTCAGTAAAAACAACGTCAGGAGAGTTAATGTTAAAATCAAATCAGTCCTACATCCTCATACCTAAGTCTAAGCTTATCTCTACTATAAGAGGGCTAGCTAAGAAGGCTCTAGTGTCTGTTCCTCACAAGAACAAAAAACGCTTCGGTGAAGACTTGCTAATGGAGAACGGCAAGAGAACTATAACTGAAGAAGAATATAAACACATAATCAGTAGGCGTAGAAATGACAAAACTCTTAAACGCGTTTCTTAAGGTCTTAGGTTTCTTAGACCCGATCAATTTGAATCTAAAAGTCATAGATATAAAGAACTATGATAATCTTATCTCTTCCGAGAAGAAGTATCTTGCTCACATTAACGATGTAGGTGACAACGTAATGATAGATAAGATAGAACTGCAACGCCTCCGGGAATCTAGGAATGCTTTGGCATCTATCAGGTATGAGATGAAAGAGCCTAAGCACTGGAACGAGAAAGAGGCTGTTGTCAAGCGCTTGTGTGGAATACACCCACGAAACTCTAAAAAAGGTAATAGAATTAATGAACACTAATAACTGGCCTGCTATCGACAATGATTTCTTTATTAAGTATTTGAAGAGAGGTGTTAGATATCTCGGGTATTTTGCTGTATATTCCTCTTCGGGAGTCTTCCACGGAATTGAGTATTTAGCCTCACTGGTGCATAACTACGGTGAGCAATTGGCTGCTAAAATAAAACCCCGTCCCACTGTAACTGTCAAGGAGAACGGATCATCGACCAATGATCGACAGTGCGGGACGGGGTTTCCCGAGGATTCGGAGGTATCCTCCTCTGACGACATAGCCCCAAGCCCTGTAACAGAGAGTCAGTCCGTTACAGATGAAGAACAACAGCTGTCTACTGTTGATAAAGTTCTTAGAGATGAAGTAACTCGTGTATCTTATAAAGACGTTCACACCAATGACGTAGACGCATGTGAAGAACCTTCTCTAGGAGAGTTGATTGAATCTGAAATAATGAATCAGAAACACCCCTAATAAGATATAAAGAGGGTTCGATTCCCTGCCCCGCTATTGCTAGAGTATGTTGAAAGGAGTCCTATTTTCTCGTGACTAGGCATACAGCTGCGTGGAATCCCTGGTGGTACCAGGTTCTTATCAGTAACACCTTAAAGCTGGCTATCGCTTACTAGGCGACCTCTAAATGATGAGAGGCACTGGTGGTTGTAGATAACTCCAGCTCAATAAATGTAGTAGGTATAATGTAACCTACACAGCGTGATAATCCTGTAGGTCTTAATGTCCACGAGCCCTGTCACGTACTGCCATCTAGTCTAATACTAAGACGCTAGGCTTTGACCCTAGAGTATCAGGTTTGATTCCTGAAATGGCCTAATGAAACATATAAAATAGCAGATTATAGTAACCACTGCTGACAGACAGGTTCTCGTTCCTCGTTGCAACTAACGACAAATAGAGGTAGGGCTAGAGGCGGCCAAGATTAATACCCTCACAGTGCTGTCCATTTACGGCTGCTGTAAAGAAATAAACTGTTCCCAGCCCCTAACTGAATTATACTTAGCCAGGTGCCGTACGTTTACGGGAGAGCCTATCGGTTGAGTCCGATCTGTAAGTATAATTCTTGTGGTGGTTGGGGATGTACTCTCAACCAATTAACAGGATTATACAATGAGTGTTTTAAGTATGATCAATCCACAGACTTTATATGCTTTAGTGTTCATAGCAGCTATTGTTTTCTTAGTCAGCTGCACACCGCTCACTGGAAGTATCAACACCTCAGTCTCTAAAGAAAAAGGTGTAACTAACTCTACAGGGCCTCCTGATGAAGCAGAGATGTCTCCTCAAGTGGCTTTGGACAATACTTATGCGTACCTCTACGAAGGTGTTGAGTATTGTGAGAGACTATTAATCTGAGCAGGAGAATACTATGTCTAACAAAGTAGAATCTTTCGCAAAAACTGTTTCGCCAGGAAAGATCACCTCTTTCATTAAAGATGCCAGAGATATGGCGGACGCTATGGAAGCTATGGTTAACTCAACATCCTTAGAAAACCAGTCTATGGGTGCTGCTAAAATTATGAATGACTATGGGTGCCTATAATCTATGAGAAAACAATGCACTAGTAAAAGCTTGAGAAGGGCTAGAGGTTCTCAAGATGAGATGTCCGACGACGAAGATAATGATTCTCCTTGATACCATCTCATCTCTTTTAAACCCCCTTAGTAAACCAAACCATAGGGAGACATTAGATGTCATATGGCTGGCCCACTCACGCAACCCCCATCTTATGGGAGCTTGCAAAAGGCTCATTTCTTATAATGAGGTACTCTCTAGTACATACCAATACTAGAAGAAAAATTAATAAAAACGTTGAGACTTTCTATCCCAATAAACGTCTTGACATTAACGGTAATTACCTACATTAGGACTGTTATGGAAGAAGTAAAACCTAAAACATTCTCCCGTGCTTGGTGGGGCCACTTTTTTAGTGCCTTGAAAGTATGGGAATACGATGCTCGAGACGTTGCTATATGGCAACTATCTGGGTGGCAAACAGGAGCTATGCTTTTCGGCGGCTCTAAATTAATTGGATGGGTAACCACAACAACTTTCTATACATTAGTAAAAGCAATGGCGGCTAAGGTTTCAGCTTTCGCCTCGGCACTGTGGTATGCATTAACGTAGGTTCGTAAGATAAATTTCCAATCGGTCAGGTTGCAGTATAGCCTTAGTATTCATGGGACGGACATGCCTAGCGGATAGGTGTACACCTCATATCTCTTCAGTGAGGACATATGAGCAGTACACCTATAATACGAGGGAGGAGCATACCAATGTATGATACTCGACCAGAAAAATGGCAGAAGATGTTCATCCAAATGGCTAACACCCATAAGGATGAGATGCACTCTATCTATCTAGATTGGAAAATCGTTCAAATTTATCATCCACATTACGAAAAGAAAATCGACCAGTTACTACCTATGGTCGTGATCGATTTCAAGTAACTGAAAAGGATATCAATATCATGACTAATTCATTACTAAATCGGTTGAACTCTATTATGGCCTATTGGTCAGATAAGTTAAGTTTATTCATCTATTACATATAAAACAAAAGCCAAGTAATAGAAATGAGAACTTATTGACAAATAAAATGTCAAACGTATTTTACGTAACATAGTACACTAGAAATAAGAAAGAGATAAGAGAACAGAGTCAGACTGTATACTTCTCTCCTTACTCTTCTTCAAGATAACTATGTAACTACTTATTAAATAATAGAGTGAGCTATATGAATAAGCCTGGGACTAATGGCAATAAGAAACCTGGAAAGGTGGTTGAACAAACTTCATGTCCTCGCTGTCCCAGCAGTGACGCTTTCACTATCTACCAACAAGATAGTGGGAGTAAGGACGCAACTTGTTTCTCATGTGGGTATTACACTAAAGACCCGTACAACAGTCATTACAATGACGCCGATACAAAGTCCGCTCATGGACTACCTAAGGTTGCTACCGGTAATACCTACAGAGAAACTCCTTCAAACCTAGACGAATGTCTAGTACATCCAGTACGTGAGTTAGCTGATCGTAAGCTATCTTATTCTACGTGCGAGCACTTCGGTGTTAGAGTTGGCGTAGATACTCGTGATGGAGTCACCCCTGTATATCACTTATACCCTTTCTATGACCTCGAAGGAAACCTCACCGGTTTCAAACAAAGAACAGTTAAAGATAAGAAGTTCTTAAGTGTCGGGTCAGTTAAATCAAATCAATTATTTGGAATAGATAAGATCAAGTCATCTGGATCTAAACTCTTTATTACTGAGGGAGAATTAGATGCAATGTCAGTATACCAAGCGCTCAAGGAGAACTCTAGTATTGAGTGGGAGCCTTGCGTAGTCTCTATACCTACCGGCGCTAAGGGAGCGCACAAGGCCATCTCAGAGAACTTCGACATCATCAATGGGTATGAACAAATCATATTAGTTTTTGACCAAGATGAACCTGGCAGAGCAGCTACCCAGGACATCTGTAAGATGCTTGCTGGTAAGGTCTATACTACCAAGCTCTCAGAGAAAGACCCCAATGAAATGCTTAAGGCTGGTAAGTCTACAGACCTTAAATGGGCTGTATTAACCAATGCTAGAAAGTATCAACCGGACGGGATACTTAACGCTAAGGATTGCTGGGACCGCTATAAAAGTACAGACAACACAACATGTTACCCCTACCCACCAACAATGCCCACCTTAAACCAGAAAACCTACGGCTGTAGGCCCGGAACCATAGTGACTATCACTGCTGGCTCAGGATCTGGTAAAACACAATTCCTGCGAGAACTTAAATACCACTACTTTAATACAACAGACGAGAAGATTGCCGACATAGCTTTAGAAGAAGATGTGTCTGATACTATCGGCGGAATGCTTTCAGTCCACCTCAGCAAAAGGATAACCCTCCCAGATGTCAAAGTCTCAGAAGAAGTTGAAGAACAGGCCTTCCAAGATATTTTCGGAAGTGGTCGCTTTACCATGTACGATTATTTCGGGGGTATGGATGACGATAATCTCTTTAGCAAGCTTAGGTATTTTACTTCCACTGGTCATAAGTTTATCTTTCTTGACCATCTTTCGATCATAGTTTCTGAGTACGCCAGTGAAGGTGGCGAGAGAGAAAGAATCGACACTATCATGACTAGGCTAGCTAAGCTGGTTAAAGAAACAGGGGCTATCATCTTTCTTGTCGTTCACTTAAAAAAATCAGATGCATCCCGCAAAACCTTCGAGCAAGGTGCAGTACCAAGCCTAGATGACCTTAGGGGTTCAGCAACAATCAAACAACTGTCCTGGGACGTATTAGGACTGTCAAGAGATCAACAGCACTCAGATCCTATGTGCGCCAACACTTCAGAGATACACACTCTTAAATGTAGATTTACAGGTAGGACAGGGTCTTCCGGGTTCTTATATTTCGATGATAAGACTGGAAGGATGATGCAAACTGAGGAACCTAACGGGTACCGGAATGTCAAACACTAAGAAGATACGGATAATAGATTGCAGAGACCCCATGATGTGGTATCTCGACCATATAGGGAGAGAGTTCATCATACTTGAAGAAGATGATCTCTCGTACATGGTGAGGGACGTACAAGGGTATAGAAATATAGTCTATAAAGATGATGCGGAGCTACTAGATGAGACTAGTATTTGATATAGAGGCTAACGGTCTTTATGAGGAAGCGACCAAGATTTGGTGCATAATCGCCAAAGACATAGACACAGGGGAGATATACGAATGGACGATAGACAGCGGGAGCTCTTATCTGATTTTTTTAGAGACTGTGCTCTCGAAGGCAACTCAATTAGTTGGGCACAATATCTTGAACTACGATCTTCCTCTTTTGAAGAAACTCTCAGGAACCAGTTGGAGCCCAAATGAATCCGTTAAGATTACTGACACTTTGGTTATGTCACGTCTTGCACATCCAGATCGTCCCAGACCACCCGGTTATACCGGTAAAGGTGGACCTCACAGCCTTGAAGCTTGGGGATATCGACTCGGCAAGAGTAAGCCTGAGCACGAGGACTGGAGTGTATTCAGTCCCGCTATGTTACGACGTTGTAGAGAGGACGTGGGTATCAATAACCTCGTCTATCATTCAGTTTCCGGAGAACTAGATGGATTCTCAGACGAATCACTTGAGCTTGAGCATAGGATTGCAGATATTATTACTCAACAAGAACATCGAGGTATCCGGTTTGACAGAGGAAGAGCTGATAGATTTATTCTCGATCTTACCGCTAGAATCAAAAAGATTGATGATGAAATTATTCCTAAGCTACCTAGAGAATTGGAGCGAATAGGGGCAGAGGTTAAGAGGCCTTTCCTGAAGACAGGGGGACATTCCAAGCAAGTCTTGAAATATATAGAGGAAGCCTATGAAGGAAGAGATTACATCCTCGGACCTTTTAACCGAATTATGTTCCATGACTTTGATCTTGGAAGTGTACAGAAAGTTAAACAGTTCTTGCTCGACAGCGGATGGATGCCAGATTCATGGAACTTCTCTAAAAAAACAAGAGAGAGAACATCTCCTAAGCTTGAGGGAGCATTTGACGGAGTTGATGGAGATGTACCAAGACAGGTTAAGAATAGAATCACTTGGAGACACAGACGATCACAGATCGAAGGATGGTTAAAGAATGGTAGAATGGATAGCGATATTCATGTACTCTCTGCTGGTGCTAACAGTTGCGGTACTCCTACTCACAGGTTTAGGCATCATACAGTTGTTAACGTTCCTAAAGCAAATTCTGACAAAGAAGGGTCATTGATCTGGGATATCTCTAAACAAAAAGATATTTACGGCACTCAGATGAGATCTCTATTTATACCTAGGGATGGGCATAAGATGGTAGGGCATGATGCATCTGGTCTGGAGTTAAGAATGCTTGCCCATTATTTAAACGATAAAGAGTTTACATCGGAGATACTAGATGGAGACATACATTCATTCAATCAGCAAAGAGCTGGGCTACCTACAAGAGATGCAGCAAAAACTTTCATCTACGCTCTCATTTATGGAGCGGGAGACAAAAAGATGGGAAGCATCGTTGGAGGAGATGCGAGTGATGGAGCAGACATTAAAGCAAGATATTTCTCAGAGCTACCTCCGCTTGAGAAATTCATCTCAACTGTTAAAAGAGCAGCTGGAAAAGGATTTCTCAAAGGACTTGATGGAAGGAAGGTCTGGATGCGTAGAGACGACTCAGGGCGTATAGCCAGATCCAAGGCCCCCAATACGCTCCTACAACACTCAGGAGCCATCGTCATGAAGCGCAGCTGTGTGTTACTATGGGATGAAGTGAAACACCGTCAGATCGAGGCATATAAGGTTCTGGACATGCATGATGAAGGGCAATCAGAAGTGCTGGACAATGAGAGGACTATTGAACTTTATTGTGATGCGGCGGTCAGAAGTATACAAGATGCGGGGAAGTATTACAACATGAATATCCCGTTAGACGCAGAAGCTAAAGTGGGCATGAGTTGGGCAGAGACTCACTAGCGACCTCTAGTCTCAATATGTAAGGAATGAGAAGAATGAATCTAGAAGACTACACAGGCCGTCCACACCTCCTACAGACAAGAAGAGGTGATCAGGTGACCAGGGTGATCCGTACAGGGCATCCGGGATACCCTTTTAATGTTTGGCACAAGCGAGATAATGGTGTAGAGTGTTTATTAAGTTATACAGAAAAAGGAACGTATTGGAGAAGTCCTCTTAGATCATCGGAATTAGATATACTACCTATAACAACACCAACTATATTAAAAGTACAAGAAGGGGCTGAAATGAATAAATTAATGTTAAATTTACAAGACGATAAAAAGTTTGTAGTTATAGACACACGGAACAACCAGTACTTAGGAAACCACAGGACTCTAGAAGACGCTATTAAAGCAGCCAGGAAAGCTCTTAAACAAGAATCTGAATATTACATCTTTGAGGCAGTGAGACGAGTAGCGCCAAAAGCAATTGAAGCAGATATCGAGGAACTTTAATGACCCCCAACCCACAGATCCTCTTCAGAGGGAGGAGATTGGCAGAATATATACCGGAGAAAGATATCTTGTTCATGGTAGATCCTGAAGAAGATCTAGAATGCAGGTGTATAGACGGAGATGCCAAATTAATAGCTGACTGGCTATTGCAAGTACACAACAAAGAACTACCTAAAACATTGGAATTAAATTAATATGACATTTTCAGCGCGCAAACCTGTAACTAAAGCTAAAGAACAACCGCAACAAGGTACGCATGTAGCTCGCCTATTAGGTATTACTGATCTAGGTCATCAGCCTGGGTTTGTATATGAAGGGAAACCTATCGAGTCAGCATGGAAGTTAGAGTTCACCTATGAACTTGTAAACCACACTATGGAAGATGGTCGACCTTTCTTAGTAAGTGAGGACCTTACTAACAAAGACTGGGAAGACACTAAGACAGGTAGAGCATCTACGCTTGTAGCACGGGCCAAGTCATTGCTTGGAGACACATACCGAGAAGGAGTATCAGATCTTTCTAAATTATTGTCAGCCCCATGCATGGTCACCGTAGTATCGAATGATAAAGGGTATGCTAAGATCCGAGGACAAGCAGCTGTAGGTTCAGTACCATTCGGCATGGATGTCAAGGAGTTGGAGAACAATACCTACGCCTTTACTATGGATGACCCTGACCTAGACATGTTCGAGAGTATGCCAGAATTCAAGAAAGAGAAATTACAGAATGCTCTTAACTTTGATGAAACAGAATTGGCTAAGAAGTTGGCTGAAGGGGATCAGTACTAATGTCAGATAATATAGGTATTAAGATCGGGACTGAAGTTGATGCATCCTCAGTAGAAGCAGTAGCGCAGGGGATAGCTAGTATTTTTAAAGCTGGGAATGATAACAGAATAGACCAGAATGTTATAGAAACAGCCTTAGAAGTCTTTGCTAATTACGTTAGAACTGACGGTGTTACTGTAAACAACAGCAATATTGAGTTACCTAAAGGTGCCTAGAGCTAAGAATCCAGAGTACTTCTATAAATATGAAGTACGGTGCAGGGCAACTGGATTCACCAAGGCCCAGGCACTTTATAACTTCAGTCATGAACTCTCTTACCAGAAGAGGTGGATCAAAGGGACACTGACTAAGGAGGAGGAGCCTACTATATACCACGATCATGAAGGATGGATAGCCGTGGGGACACTCTTCTTCTCTAAGTTCCCTGATAAAGAAGGCGAAGATGAAAGCGTTAATTGATGCAGATATATTCCAGTGGGAGTTCGGGAATGGTACTGACAGTGAAGGGGTTATCCAGCCTTGGCCGTTTATCCAGGCAAGAGTTCAATCGAGAATATCTGGGATTATGGAAGCCACAGGAGCGGACTCTTATCAGCTATATCTTACCTCTGATGACAAGTCAAACTTCAGATACGAGGTAGCCACTATACAGCCCTACAAGGGGAATAGGAAAGGTAAAGAGAAACCTCACTACTACCAACAGATAAGGAACTTCTTAAAGGATCATAGAGGGGCTATAGAGGTACATGGGATGGAGGCTGACGATGCCTTAGCTATTGAGCAGTATAAGGACTACTCAGTTGTTAAGTCGGCCTGTAACACTGGTGACTGGGAGGACCATCGATCTGGATTTATGTACGAGTCCGAGATAGCAAGTACAGTAATATGTTCAAGAGACAAAGACCTAAACATGGTTCCTGGGTATCACTACTCATGGGGAGCCGGAAATAAAATTAAAGAAAAAGAAATGTGGTGGACAGATGAACTTACAGGACTTAGATCGTTCTATAAACAACTACTTACCGGTGATTCTACTGACAATATTCCCGGTCTATTTGGGGTGGGTAAGTCTTCAAAACTTATTAATCGTGTCGATGACGCAGCTAGTGAGCTGGAATGTTATGATGTGGTTTTTCCCGAATACCTTAAACGGTTTGGTAGTTACGCTGAACAATTCATTATCGAGAACGGCAGACTACTTTGGATGCTTGAGCACAAGGATCAAAGATGGTTACCGCCAAGTGACAGGATGGATATATGCACCAATACGACGGTACAATAGAAGAGTCATCGCAGATTATGAGAAGCAATCTTCGAGAGCAAATAAAAAATGATACGGAAGATTTTATAGCGGCTGGTGGCGAGGTCGAAGAGATCGAAATAGGGGTCATCACCGACTCCCATGACAAACGAACTCTTTCTCAATATCAAAGAAGAAATCTAGGTTCTTGTAACAGGTTATGAATATGAATGGTCCAGAGTTCCTGAGTAGGGTAAAAGCTAGTATCAACTATGTAGATAGTACGAAGATGTGCTCTAACTGCTCTAGATCATCTCTAGACACAACTGATGAAGGGGAGGGGCAGTTTATTTGCCAGCTAAGGACAGGTCTAGAACTTCAGGTAGAGCCTATAGGCGTATGCGAGATGCACTCAGAATATGAAGAAAACAAGCAACAAATATAGGTCTGGACTAGAGAAGGATATTGCAGCCTATCTCTATAAAACTAAGACTGCTTTTACCTATGAAAAAGATAAGCTGCAGTACACTGTCCCGGCCACTAAGAGAACATACATCCCTGATTTTAAAATAATTACTAAATCAGGTAAAGAAATATTTATAGAAGGAAAAGGAATATGGGTCTACGATGATCGTCTTAAGCATCTCTTTATCCGTAATCAGTACCCTCATCTCGATATCCGCTTTGTTTTTAGTAATTCAAAATCTAAGATCAGAAAAGGCAGTAAGACGACTTATGCGGATATCTGCAATGGCGGAGGAAGAGGGGTCTTCAAAGGTGTAGTGTGGAAGTACTCCGATAAGAAAATACCTAAAGATTGGTTAGAGGAATGATTTACATGTTAACAGCAACAGAGATAGTCTTTATAAAGGATATAATAGAACAGCTAGCAACGATCTCAGAGCCTTCTGAGTACGTTAAGGGTGAAGTGACCCTAGCACTAGAGTTACTGAATAAGATTGAACCAGTGGACACTGAGAAGGTCTTAGAGCTATTTGAAGATCCAGAAGAATTAACCCCAGAGGAAGTGTAATATGTTTACCCCAGAAGCGTTATTAGAAGAGTATAAGGTGTTAGTGAAGAATGATCCTGAAGAAGCGGAGAAGTACTTTAAGACTTTAGAGGATGTATATAAAATGGTCCGAGACTACCGAGAGGCAGCCCCTATAGAAGCAACTGAGGAAACTGCAGCTGAAGTCGATACAGCAGAGTAGTTAGTAAGAAGTAAACTAAAAAGGGCGACTCCATTACGGGGCCGCCCTTTCTTTTTGCCTACTATAAACTGGGGAAATCTGTCAAATTTTAACACTAAAAAAGGAATGTAAAGTGAAGACAACGGCGCTGAACATGCCTACCATTATTGCCCACACTCCTCCAGAAACTACCTTGTTAGCTACAGACATCCAGAAAGAAGCTTTCGCCTCAGCAGCTAACATCTCTGCCCTTATCCACCTATGCTCTTCCTGATGCCCTTCATTGCTTTCTCTACAACCCTTAATGATTGTCTCTGCAAGATGTATCAGTCTCTCAACTCTCTCATCTTGGTCGTCAGTTATGTTATTCAACTACACGTCCTCTAGAGTTAATCTTAGTGAGAGCTGATGCACTCTCTCGTAGAGGTACACCCGCACTTGAGAACGCATCTTGCATAGTAGCTATTAAAACTTCCCTGGAATTTTCTCTAGTAACTTGATCACTTATATTGGTTAAAGTGTATCCGACCTTACTTACAACAGGAGAATACTTTCGAGTCAATCTCTTAACTTCTTGTTCTAGTTTCCTCTTGCTCCTCTCGTCCGCTATCCCTGTATTCATTAGGAATTTCAACTGACCTCTATCATCTATGGTAGGGGTGATAAAGTCTTTGAGGAAAGCTCCTCGTCTCCCTCTAGCACTAAATGTTTCGGCCATGTCATTGGCGATAGCAACAGATAAGTTCTTATCAACAAAGGAGAGTATCATCTCTTCAGTGTTACTCTTCACTTGCTCCATAAGCTCCGGGTTCGCCTTATTCATGAAGTCTGTAACCTCAGGAGAATTGACATGATCCATCATGGCAGTGAAAACCTTAGGAGAGAACTCAGAAGGGCTTAGGTCAATAGCTTGTATCTGGTTATTGACCAAGTTAAAGTGCCCGTCAACAAGAGCAGGAGAGGCTGTAGAACTATTGTTTTTTATCCAGTCTAAGGACTTCTCAAAGTTTAGCGCAGCCTGATTCTGAATATCCTTGGGGTTACTATTAGAGAACTGAACTATCCCAGACTTCGAGAGGCGACTAAGATCACCGACTCCCAGGTTCTCCATGTAGACTGCCACATCACCTCCAAGAACCTCATTAAGTGCAACACCTGTAACCGAATCGCCAGGTACAGAAGATCCCATGACCATTGCATCAAAAAGTCCTGGTGAAGTGTCTTTGATCTTAAGCCAAGCATTGTTCTTAGATGCCGTTAAGTAGTTGTCTGAAACTTCTTTAGGGACTGACCCATCTAGCTGCTTGATCTTAGTCTCCGCCCAACCTTGTAGCATTTTAACTTGGTTGTTCTGGACATTGTCAGGGATAAGACCTATATCCACCTTAGCCTGTGCTATCATCCTGGCATACTTATTCCTGGCACCGTTCCCAGTGAAAGAGGTAAGATGTGTGATCATCTGGTTAAGATCTTGACGAGGTATATTGTCAACACTTCCAGACAAGTTAATGGCGTGATTCAGTTGAGAGTCAACGACATCCATATTAGCAAAAATCATGTTATTGATCTGCCCTGACGCCTCTATCCCAAAGATCTCTTGCTGATTAGAAAGGAGCTTAGCCCTCCGCTCAGTCTGTTTTAGTTCTGCTATCTGCGCTACATGCCTAGGATTATCAGGGTCAAGGAAAGCTTTGGCTGCCTCGTCCCTCATGATGTTTACTTCCCCAATCAACTGTGATGTCTCCTCATCAAAGGATGCACTCCCACCGCCTCCACTACCGGAGAGCCTGTCAATTTGAGAGGAGAAAGAAGGAGCCAATGCCTTAGCCTGTTTCTTCGCACTCTCTATCCGCGTCAATGCTTCTGACGGGTTGATAGCTCTATTTTTTATGGCCGCGTTAAGGGAGTTTATCTTAGAGCGGGCATCCTGGTAAGCAGCTCCCTCGGTAGGGCTCACATCCTCTAAACTGGCTATCTCAGCCTTGTCTCGACGATTATCCGCAGTCCCTTGTAAGAAATCTTGTTGGGTCTTATTAATCTTGTGCTCAGCCCTAGCTGTAACAGCAGTCCCATACAGACCTAAGGCAGCCTGGGTTATCTCGCCTGCCCCACCTACTGGAGAAGGGACAAAAGATTCCCCAGACATAGAGGAGCCTTGTTGTATTGTTGGATCAAATATTCCAGCCATAATTAAAAGTTCTCGTTAAATATTCTTCGACCTTCAGAGACAGAGGTCTCCAGAGCTTCGATATTCTTCACAACTCTTTCCTTCTGGGCGGGATCAAGAGCGTGACTATTGTTTACTGCATTTCTCATCTTAACAAAGTTTGCGTCAGCATCAAATACTGATTTAGTCTTGAAGAGATCTGTTACGAATGAATCAAACTGAGGGTTGAGCGATACAAGGCTTTGCGCCTTCTTCATCACTGCATGTCCATAATTCCTATTGCCTCCATGAAGAGCGAAGGTGATAGATCTTATCTTCTCCATAGCTTCTATAGGGTCTGAGGTTGTAGCAAGTGTTTCATACCAATACTTAGCGATGTGCTTAGCATCCTTGTCCACCTGAGCTGTGAACTTCTTACCTGATGAGTTTAAATCCCTGAACTCTGCTAGGTAGTCGTTATAAAACTCCTGCTCTCCACGGGTAGATACGTTCAGAAGCCCCTTCATCCATATCTCGCCCATTCCTCTAGCCTCTACCGTAGGCCTCCCATTACTACCAACAATGTACATCTTATCGAATTGGTCTTTATAGGCCATCATTAAGTTGAGCTTATAGAGTCCTGAGAATGCGCCGAACTGTTCAGTAGCTCTCTGGAAAGCTTTGATAGCGATATCTGGAGAGTCGTATGAATCTCTTAGGTACCAAAGGTCAGCCATATATCCGGCTGCATCCGCTAGATGAGGCAAGGTGTTGCCAGAAGGCCCTGCCATAGCCTCTAGGAGGTTCCCCTCCCAAATGTTCTTGACAAAGTCAGGAGCGAAGTTTATAATACCTGAAGTAGGGGCGAACGATGAACTGAACGCAGTCTTGTTGGTCCCTCTAGTATTGTCAAAAGTAAGGTCAAGTGCCGAATCGACAAGAGCTTGTGCAAAGCCTCCGTACATCAGAGAGTCAAGGGTAGGGTCTATGTCTAGTCCTGATTCTTTACTCCATGAGTCGTATACCTCTTGAAGCCCTAGCCCTGCTGCACCATACATGGCCAGAAGCCCTCCAACAAAGGCGAAGTGCTCTTTAGAGCCTGCCTTAAGAGTTTGGTCAATCCCTAGAGCCTTAAGAGCCATCTTCTGGTTGATCGCCATAAACTGAGTCATTGAGGCGAAAGCGCCTTGCTGGTACCCAAAAGCGGAAGTCTTAGTCATATCTACTGAGAAGTTCCTAGCGCTGGCATTGATCTGGTCCTGAGCCATCTTAGATTTACTGAAGTTCTTACCAGGGTTAGCTTTCTTCCACTGCTTAACTGCAAACAACCAAGAAAACATCTGGTTCATGAGCTCCCCTGTGTCAAACCCGATAGCCTTACCAAGAGTGAATGGAGACTTAGCTACATTCTCTGCGAGCTGTAGAGCGTCTCCAGCGGCTGACTTTGGCATGTTCCTTGCCCACTTGAACTCAGCTTCTCCAATAGCGACGTTAGAGTCAATAGCGTAAGCCTTCCCTGACTTTCTAAAGGCTGTGAAAAGCTCTGTCCATTCTTCATCCGAATACCCCAGACCATTGGCCATCTTCTTAGCGACCTTGAAGAGTCCAGGCTTCTGCCATGTAGCCATACTCATGGCCATCACAGAAGTCTCCATACCTGCCTTGATCGTAGCCTTAGGGTCGATACCCATAAGGTGTAAACCAGTCGTAGACTGCAGTAGGATGTGTCTGAGAGGGTGTACCGCGATGGTCAGCGCAAAGGTGCCTGCTCTAGTAACTTGGCCAGGGGTTGACTTAGACATGACATCTAACAGAAACCCTTTAGATATCTTAGAGGCGCTCTCATTACCTGCCCTACCTATAGTAGCGTCGATATCTTCTAAAAGGTCTCTCCACTCTTTATCTATCTTAGTAGGAACATACTTAAGGTTCTCAATATACTCGTACTCAGCCAACGCTGCTTTGATCTCTGGCCTACCTGCTTCCTTTGCCGTAACCTTGTCAAAGTGCCAATCGTTCTTAGCGTTATCCCATTCCCATAAGGGAGATCCTTTTACCTCGAGGTGTCCGTATGTTCTTCTATGCCTTACAACAGCATTCTCTAGTAATTCTCCATGAGCCTGCACATTGGAGATAGAAGAGATCATGTTGTTCATAGCCTTCACAGGGTCCTCCAACTGAGATTCAGACCCATCCCATCGAGTCAAACGTTCTCCTCTCTTGGAGTACCACATGTTCATTCCAGAGCCATCAAGAGACTCTATGTCACTTTTAAGGGCGCTGTCAGAGCTATTGATAGACCTGTCTATACGTATAGAGTACTTGTTACTAGGGTTTTTCGCAGCAAGAGAGTCTACGGCCTGTCTCGCCTCTACATTATTCCTGGCAACTTTAACAGTCCTGCTGGACTTCTGGCCAGCGTTACCGTTCACACTTTTCGTAGACACTTCGTCTATAAAGTAAGGGTCGTTATTCACCCGGTAGTTATACCCTACTCGATACTGTAGAACATTCTGAGGAAGCTCATGCGTATCAGAGTTCTTAGCCACAACGTATGTGTATTCCTCGTTCCCTACATCTATCTTGTGTTTAACCTTCCCTACCATCAGTCCCCGAGATCTAAGATCTGAGAAGGTGTCATCAGTAACACCTATGGATCTCTTTTGGTAAGGGTCATAGATGCTTTTGGCATTCAATCGGACAACTTCTTCTGAGACTTCTGTGAAAGCGTTGCTTATTGCCCTGCCATCTGCTTCAACAATGGTCAACCCCTGCCATCCCTCGTCTTGAAGTTTCTTTCTGGAATCTAAGTTCTTGATCCGATAAACAGTATCGTCTAGGAATCTCTTCGAGAAGTACGCATTGATCTCATTGTCTGAGTAAGCCTTAGACTCTAATTCCCTATAGTTAAAAACTTTCTGCTGTTCTTCACCTTCTTGAAGGAGATTGATTACCTTCCTCTTACTTCGGTTATTAAGTGTGAAGAAAGGTGCGGCTAACTTATGAAGATCGTGAGTTTGATTCATCTTAGCATCGCTAGCTATTCTTGCTGCTGAGAGGAGTGTACGGTTAACCCATGACTGCGGGTCCATTAAGAGGTATCGACCAAGCCTTCCCACTGCCTTTGTATTGCCAGACCCTAATACTTCTTCTCCAGCTATATCCGCTTGCCTCATAGGGGAGACCATGTCAACAGCCACTCTGAATTCATCGGCATCTACATCTGTAGCCTTGTTGTAGGGTCTCCAGGTGCCTACCCCAGGCTCTTTAGTAAGGATAACAGGGGGGTTGCTTACATTGATTTCATTCTCTCTAAATGCTTGGGTGATTCTTGAAGAAGTCTTCCTTGCCTCTGACAAAGACATGGGAATCTCATCACCTTGTCCATACACTGCCCTGACAATCAATGAGTTCTGATTCTCATGCCGTGTAATAGCTATGTTGGCCGGACTTATCTGTGCTAGATAGTTATCACCCTGCACCGCCCTTTCTATATTTTTCTGCTTCTTAATGTAATCAGCATCACTGTAGTTGAATGTGTTTACAATAAAATCGTCTACTTCCTGAGACCTTGTCTTAGTGACCTTGAAGACATCCCTTACAGCCTCAGGAGCGCCTTCTATAAGATGTTCTGTATCATCTAGCATGGAAGGTACTATTCTTCCTAGTTCATTAGCAGGGGTAGTTCCCAGATCTCTCGCTACCTGGGCATTTTCAATAGACTGTCCAGTAATGTTGGCTGATACAACTGGGTTAGCTTTCTGTAAGTCACCTTGAAGGCTACTAGTTTTTAGTATTCTTGACGGAGCTTTAAGAGCTTTAGACAGGTTTCTTGCACCCTTAAGTGTGAAAGAGATTGGCAGGAAAGCAGCGACCTCTGTCACCCCTATCACGTCTCCCATCCATCTATCAAATGGGATATCGTTTCCAGGAGCTTCGTAGAAGTCTCTAAGCGTCTCGAGAGCGAAAACCTTGACAACATCATTATTGGTGGCTACTCCTGAATGTCTTACAATTGAGTCAACAATCTTCTCGGCTTCAGCAGTTCTATGCTCAATAGGAGTATTATTAAGGTGTGTAGCCAGGTCTCGTAGCATTGTACCCCCTAGAAGGGTATAGCTCTCCCCTAAGATATCGGTACCTACGTTAGAGAGTCCAAAGATCTGCTCACCTAAGACTGCCTGATCTATTGTATCCAGTGCATAGTCCTCTAGATCTAGGCTCGCCTCAGCCACTGCCCTGTCTAATATCCTATTGAAGGTCTTATCAAACTCTGTTCTTTGATTAAGTTTATCTATATACCCTACTCTTGCAGATGTAGCTTCCTCAGTCCCGATGTCTTCTGAGAAGTCCACAGCGGTGTTTTCTAGTGCAGCTACCCTAACGTCTGACCTTTCATCTAAAACCTCAGGAGCAGCCTCTACAGCCCTCTGAGTGGCCTCTACATCACCTTGAGAGGCTATATCAAATAGAGCTACTCTCATTGACTGCTCTTCGAACTTCCTAACGTCGTCCGCTATAGCGTCATATTCAGGAGAGCGGCCATAGGCCCTGAAGTAGTCATACATTCGGTAGTACTTGTCATCCAGTCCCTCTGAGTCTCCAGTAGCCATCACTCCATATAAAGAGTTCTTAGCTGCCCCCGCGTCACTCATCTTAATAGACTCAGGTTCATATAGTGATTCGTCAGAGAGTAGTCCCTCATCATCATAGAAGGAGGAGTCCACCTCTTGAGTATCTATCATTTCAGGTACATCAGACCCTACAGGAGACAGCGACCTCACTGTGTCACTATCGGCGCCAGCCGATATAGCTGCAATCTGTTTGTCCTCAAGTTCTGTTATCCCCAGGTTATCTGTGGTCATTTGAAATATCTCTACTATATAAGAAAAAAAGAACTTGCAGCCTGTCCGAACGCAGAGATATCCTGGGCCCTTTGCTGCTTCCCAGCAATGTCTGAAGACAGGCCTTGAGTCGCATATGATTGACTAAGATTAAACCCTAACTGACTTCCTATGCTTGATGAAGCTGCGGAAGCACTGGAGCCTCCCCCAGTGCCGGAGGACTGGGCCTGGGCCTCTATTTCCCCTCTTCTTATTCGCGCCTCTCTTACCATTCTTCTCCGCTCTAAATTCGCCTTACCCGAGGCTTGTTTTTGCTGTAGCTTGACAGCCGCCCTCTGTTCCTTCCTAGCTTCTACAGCAGACCCTGCCGCTATCGCTAGCCCTATTATTTGTATGATTGCACCAGCCGCCATTTACACTAAACCCCTATATTTCCTGAAATTTCAGACCCCCATCCATACAGGATGCAGTCCTTACCAGCTTCTGTTTCAAACCTTAGATTTAAGGCTCTCCCTCTACCACGAACCTTGTTCTTAGTGGTTATTACAGACTGTCCGTATTCAAACTCGTCTACTGATCCTGAAGCAATGTAAGGTCTCAATAGTCTGTATATCTGTTGAGGTGAGGATATCTTCCCCGACGCAGACGTATCTGCAAAATCCCAATAAGCCTTCATTAGACATGAGCTTGGAGTCAAGGGCGCCCCATCAACACTGAAACCACTTTCAGTCCTCTCCATATGGGTGGTGATGTATTTCACATTCTTACGTCTCTGAGTATCTCCTGCTATTTCATAACCTGTTTGGAGAAAGGCCGGACTGTCCACACCCACATTGTCTTCGGACTCCCAGTCCAGAAAGGTTGGGTTGTTCAGTTCCGAGTACGTGTAGGTATATTGAGAAGAGTCGCTAGGGTCTATAGAAAGGTATTTAGTTTTAGAGTCCGAACTATCTTTGACATTGATATTCACGACCACCCTCTCAGAGCCTATAAGTACCTCGTCCTCTTCAGCTAGGACAGAGATCTCTTTCACTGAAGAGATATAGTCCGGCCCTATAACTATAGAGGCCACATATGGCCCTGTCTCCCCTATACTCCCATAAGAGTATAAATAGAAAGCGCCTAACGAGGTATCGAAGTTTAGTTGTCTATTATACTCGCCCCAATTTGAACTACTAGAAAAACTTTCCTCGTCATTAAAGATCCACTGGATAATTCTCCTAGCAGGGTCATAGACCCCCTGTGCCTGTTCCTTTCCCAGTATAGGTATCGTGTCGAAAAAACTTTGAATACTTCTTTCAGTTAGGTTCTGTATAACTGGAGCTAAAGAGATATTGTCTATAGAGACAACATATATCCCGCTATCGGCCCAGAAAACTATTTTGTCCTCGGTAACAACTATGCTGGACTTACTTAGGGCCCCCACTGATGATACTTTGTTTACCTGTTGAGAGGTTGCAGTGAATCCTCCCTCTCCCCCAGAAATCGACCAAACACCGTTACTGCCTATAACAACCAAAGACTTTCCAAGGGTTATCAGTCTATGAACTATGGAGACTTCAGGTATCGATAAGAACCCGCCATCAGTCGCTAGAATGTCTGAGCTATCGAAAGAAGATGGATCACCCTCTTGATAGCACTTCCCTACCTCTGTTTTCCCCTTCACTACCTGAGAGTAAAAAATAAGAGTGTTGAGGTTGGGAGAATTAGCGTCGCTAGCTAATACAGATGTCTCTGTCGTAGAATAGAAGAGTCTCCCTGAGTAACTGGCTACCGATGTTATGCCGCCTATGGACTTATCTTTTGGAGAAATGAGGTCATCATCTTCGGTGAAAATAACATCTTTTATAACTTTAAAACTTCCATAAATGTTGCTAGATGTCCATGACCTTCCTTCGTCGAGCCCGTACACCCAATTACTTAAAGGCTCTAGCGGGGAGTATATCCCAAGAGTCCTGGAGTACCCTCTGTTAAAAACATCCAAGACAATAGTCCCGTTCGGGGCTTCACTACTCCCAGAAGGACTATCCTGGTAGAAATCAGGATTAAATTTTAAATCATCTGTAGTGTCTATCCCGACAGAGAACTTATCCGTAGCGGAAGGAAGTCTTTGTGAGTAACTATACCTAAAATTAGTTATAGGCCCCCCTGTCCAGCCTTGGTTATAGAGGTTATATAGTTTCTTGTTCCACATGTCCGGGTTCGAGGTCTCTACATCACTGAAGAGTCTGTCGACCGGAGAAAGACCATCATCTACCCCCCAGTAATCTCTTACAAGAAGGGCAAACCGAATGATCGTAAACATCTCGTCACTTTCCGGAGTGTATTCTATAAGGTACCCGTGCTCTTCCCCGTTGACAATAATTAGTCTACCGTTACTCACAGCGTAGTCTGCGGGAGAGGTAGGATCGCCCTCCAAGACTAGCGGAGTAGCTGGCTCAGACTCTGGGATTGATGGTATATTCGCATCTAGTACTTCGCCAGAAAAGCTGCTTTTGGTCGCGTCATGGATGTAGAAACAGTTACCGCATTGGAATACAGAGAAAACCAGAGAAGAATCTTCATTGATGTTTCTCCAAAGATAGGAGCTCACCGAAGATGTTTGCATCCCCTCTAGAGAAAAAAACGGACTTTTTGGGTTTACGAGTGAATCTGGGTCTTCTACCTCGTAAAAAGTGTTGGAAAGGTTGTTTTTCTGGTAACTGTTCTCGTAATCAAGTCCTAGTCGTCTTGAGCGATAACCTTTCCTATTTAAGACAAAATTATTCTCATCCTTAGATGCATTCTCTGGGAACGTTAATGGACCTGCTTCAGTAATGAGGCCCTGGACAAATGTCCTGTATTCCTTATTTACTGGTGCTTGTGGCATAAGTTCTTCTCGTTAATAGGTAAAGGTCTATAGACTTCTTAGCTTCTCTTACGGACGTGTATACGCCTGATAATATTTTAGGAACTTCACCTCCACCTTCAAGGTAGACAGTAAAATCTGTTCCTGTTTTACCAGGCCTTGTTAAAAACTTCTTATTTTCTGCCATAATTTGGATACCTTACTCCGCCCTTAACTCTCCAATCTTTCCTAGAAAGCCATCTGTTCTGTCTTTGAGCTTTCTGCTCTGCTTTAGCATTACTGACCTGCCTAAGAACCACAGATGCTGTTGACTTAGCTTCTTCCACCAGTAATGGAAAAGCTTCACTTGGCATGTCAGGTATTGCACTATCTATGTGAGACCAGATAGGATCGAAGTATATCAGTGATTGTGTGTTACTGTTCTGTACGGTTGTCTCTAGAGCGCTGTTATACGAGTCTAGAACAATGTACTCATCGTCAAAAGATGTGTACTTGCTGGGCTGTCTATCGTTGTATATATAGATAGGTGCTCCACCGAAGTCTACAACCTTAGTTATCTCTGCCAGGTTCATATTCCTAAAACTTACATCTTTTAGGAACTCCTCAGGCTCCACATACTCTATAAGGCTGAAGCGATCCCTTGTAGGGTCTTCCGCTGTAATCTTATTGTATGAAAAGGCAATGACCTCTTTTGTCCCTTCTGGGAGTTGCAAGTGCGTAGGCCTATCGGGGTCGGAGACACTAGACATCTGTACTGTTCTTTTTAAATGTGCCCAGTTACGGCTAGCCATTAGCTCGAAGTAAGATGTCTTGACTATTTGAGCTATCTGCACTGACTCAACAGTGTCGCTGATACTGTTCACATTGTCTGTGTCCAGGTCGTTTGCGATGTCCTGGACAATCTCGATTAAGGTTAGTTTAGCCATTATCCCTCACCTATAACAATGTTAAGAATAGAACTGTCCCAGTTAATTGTGCCAGTATTATTCTCTAAATACACTTCAAGATAATCGTTAGTGCTCAAAGACACTATTGTAATGCAAGGGGCTGGACTGCCTACAGCTGTGGAAGAGAACTCTCTTTCAGTCCTGGACGCTGTTATGGGGGTGCCATTCTTAGCAAGATAGAAAGAGAAAGTCTGAGTGCTGGAAGAGCATGTGCCGCTTACATTGGCCTGGACTGTGAACTCTGTATCCTCAATTCCTATATACGTGAGCCTCCCTGCGGTACTGACAGTAAATTGATCCTCGTGGTATGCAACCCAGTCAGTAGATCCATCTATAAGCTTTGGGTTACCTGCATCTCCATCCCCTCCACTTATTGTTGTAGTATTAGCCACATGCATGTAGGCTTGAGCATTTTTAACAGTATTCGGTAGATTCGTGTTGTGGAAAGAGTTCCATCGGATATCCCCAGCCGAGAAATTATTTACAATGTTCGTAGCTCCAGTCACGAAAGAGCAAGAGATAAGTCTCCCTGTCTTTCCGGAGTTAATGTTGGCGGAGGAAGCAGCAATATCTATGTGTGAAGTAGCAGAGGCATTTGAAAACCCGCAACGATTAAAAGTACATGTATTGAAAGTAGCGGTATTGAGGTCCACTGCGGTAGAATATCCGCTCAGGAAGCTTACAAGATTCATTATAAGGATGTTACATGTTCCTGAAAACGACATCCCAGTTGTCGTAGAGACCACCGCACCTTTATCCCAGAAAAGTGAGTACCAGTTAGTGAAAGTTCCCACAGATAGGCAGGAATTGACCGTAAATTGAGAAACCTGCGCAGATTCATACCCTCCCCCAGTACATGAAAAAACTGTAGCTGCTGGAGCTGTTAATTTGAAACTGTCAAGATGGAAGTCAGCAGATGAAGTGAAAATAGCTCCAGTAGTAGAACTTGTGATACTGGAGTGCTGTCCTCCGAGCCCCCTCACAGTAACTTTATCGGATAAAGAGAATCTGTTAGCCCCTATATCTATCGCCCCATCTATAAGGTATACTGTGTCAGAGGCGAGAGTAATCACCCCAGATGAAGGCGTCGGTAGATCGCTCAAAGACTGGATCAAGACCTCTTTATCGCTACCGCTAGAAGTCCAGGTACCTGACCCTACCCCGTCAGCTGTGTACACAGTTCCCAAAGAAGCTGTAGATACCCCTTTAGGCTCGTGTATGTTTGGATCTGTTATACTTGAATGTTGTGTTGTCATGCTGGTATCATACCTGTCTTTTTCATCATATCTGTAACAGAAAGGTATCCTTCTGCATCAGCTTTTTGTTTCATCATATCCATAGTACTTCCGGTATATCCCAGTTGCACCAACCTGTCGTTCATTCTTTTTACATTGCTTCCTGCTGTTAGTCCTTCATCATAGAGATAATTCATCTGTCTTGTTGAAAAAGCTCCATAGTAGCCAAGCTCGCCCAGCTTATCGAAATAGTTATCAGCAGCCAGCCCCCCCGAGACAGTTCCCCAAGAATCTCCCCAAGAACTTCCCCAAGAATCTCCCCAAGAACTTGGCATTATGCAGGCCCCCAGGGATCGCCAGTAGTCCCCGCACCATCCACCTCAACATCATTTACATATTTGATGTTTGAATCTACTTGCCCAGCCGTAGTGAATGTAAGACTGTCGGTCTTTGATTTGATAGAGTCGTCCCTAGACCTGTCAGCTGAGCTGTAGCCTCCACCTCCACCATCATATGCATACACTGGATTCCGCCAATTAATCTCTATCCCGTTTCCTCCAGTGGTAGGGTCACGTGCAGGACGTGTACCATCACTTCTAAACCACCTAGCTGAATCCGTCTGCTTGACAAACCCTGCAGTTTCGTCGAAGAAGATACTGAAAACATCAACATTATTTCGATAATTTCCAGAATCAATCCCGGTCACTCCTCCCCAAACATAATACATTCCAGCTGTAGTTGTTAGCTCATAACAATAGTATGCAAAAGCTTCAGTTACAGCATAGTCCGAATTAGTGTCTAAATCTATCTCATTATTAGAATAGTCAGGAGAGAATTTATTAGTAACTGTTGCACTAGAACCGTCGACCGCATTCAAAGCGTATACCGTATCAGAAGATGCAGAGACTACAGCAGTGAACCCTGTTGAGGAGACTAGCCCCGTGGTTTCGTATGTTTTAAAACTAGTACTTCCATCTAACTCGGAAAACCTTATACGGTAGGTATCTCCAGAAGAGAACTCCTCTAGGTTAGTATATGAGCTAGAGTATCCAGCTGCCCCAGGATCTGAATCTTCATAAAGTACAGCGTATGTTGTCCAGGTCACTGTGTTGTCTGTAGTTGTATTACCAACAGCGGTGTCCCACGTAGGCTCACTGCCGCCGCTTGTTCCAGCAACGGTACACACCATGTAAAGTCCGCCAGTCTCTTCTACCCCAACACCTGAAGTTCTAAGAACCTTATCCCCCAAAGAGTAGGCTGTTGATGCTGCCCAGTCACTAGAAGTTTTAGCTGTCTCGTTTGAAACTTGAAGAAGAATATTAGCCCCTGCAGTAGGCATACCGGTTATTGAAATATTAGCTGTAATGGCGGGAGTATAGTAAGTACCATTATCTCCTTGAAACCTTGTGAAATCTGGATGATCGCTACCACCTCTAGAAGCATAGAATCCAACATACGAAGGGGTTGTGCCCTCCTCATAACTTCTCTCAGTCTCCACTGCTGTTGCATTATGGATAACCATATCCCCTAACTCGAAATAAGTCAGGCCTGTTCCACCAGGTATTACTGTGTTTGGGTTATTGGCAGCATTGTAATTAAGTTGGTCTGCAATATCCTCACCTGTATTGGTCCCTCCATCTACAATCTCATATGAGAAGGCTACACCTCCTACGGTACTCCCAGAGACAAGGGTAATATCTGCAGTTATTCCTGGATCACTTCCAGAGTAGTCATGAGACTCATTCGATAAGGGCACTGTAAACAGGTTAGAATTTAGTGCGCTTAAGCCAGAGTTAGCCAAGACATCGACACGCCCTTGCTTACTTCCCGCTAAGAAAGACTTAATCACCATATAGTCAGAGTAATCATACCCATCAGCTGTACTTCCATCGTGGTTAGGGTCATCCCAATACTGGAAAGCTTCATTCACAACATTGCTGGTGAGGGTTATGGCCGAAGAACTGCCTGAGTCTGTCTGTCTGTAATGAGTTGTAGCTCCAGTAATACCCCCTACTGACTTGATAGAGAACCACTTCTCTACAGGGTTTAAGGCATCTGCAGAGTCAAACATCTCCATACCGGCACCTTTCCAGGTGGCCATAGAGGTAATGGTTGTGCCGTCTACTAAATCTACACGGGTAAGCCCTGGAATAGCAACCATTAATAGCGGCGTGTTGTAGTAACTAGAATTAGTCCTAATCACATCAGCTAGAGAAGATCTAACATCAAGAGCCTCTTGATCCGAGTTGATAGTAAGGACCTTAGTTGCTCGAACATAGTCGTATTCGCTTGTAATAGTCAATGCATGGCTAGAGTTATAAGCCTCATCGAAATCCATAAGAATGTCAAGAGTCCCTCCGTCACTAGGTACCACATCTTGGCGATTAACTGGAACATATCCCTGTTTCACAAAATCAGCATCAACAGGGTCAGTGTCTGGATATTCGTAAGCAAGGGTAGTGCCTGTAGCCGAATCAACAATAGTCTGAGAGTCATCCTCAAAGTATCGTATCAGCGTTGTAGCTGTATCTGAATTAAACGTGAACGTAACTGCAGGAGAATCAACTGTGATGTCTCCTCCTCCTGCTGTAGGGCTTTCAACTGTATTGCTTGTCCCAGCAGGAAGAGTAACTGTTGTATCATTTGCAGTTGAGTTATCTAGGTTCACAGTTCCGGTTGTAGTCAATCCAGATAAATCGTAAGTACCAGAGCCAGTTGTAGGGCTAACCGTAACGGTATTAGATGCTGTAAGACCTAAGACTATGTCGCTTAAATCTGTTTCAGCAAAAGTGATATCAATGTCAGAGTCTGTAGAGATAGCTGAACCACTAACTAGGTCAGATGTAAAATCAATAGCAGATGTGCTGTCTGTTATCGAGAGATCAAGGTCTCCGTCAGCTATCTCACATGTCGCCGGACTTACTAACGTACACCCGGACATTGTTAAGTTAGCGCCACTTATTTCGGCATCATTAACTCCAGCAAATAGTCCTGACGTAATGTCAAGAGAGCTGCTAGCCGCCGACCCATCCAGAACAAGGTTATAGTCCGGTGAATTTGTTACAGCAGAAAAGTTTACAAAGACATGGCTACCTGAAGCAGGAGGAATCGATTCGAACCTAAAAAAGTTTAATGGCATTGACGGATAGCCGATACTGTCTGCCGATTTAAATGCTAATCCCTCACCCGTCCCAGCAGCTGCGTAGTCGTCCGAGACTACCCGAACCCCGAACCCAAACTCAATAGTGGGACCTGCCTTAGTTGCAAGCATTGTCCTGTAGTCTTCAGTTGAGAATCTTTCGCAAAGATCGTAGTAATCCTCCATCTCAACAGTTGCTGCTCCCCCTGTATCGCCAAATTCGGCGAACTCGTCAATAAATACTAACTGATCAACGTTACCTGCAAAGGCGTAAACACCCGTATCCTCTGCTTGTGCCTGATAACAAAAACCAGTCACATCTGTATTGTCAAATGTACCTACCGTACTATCTGGAGTCCCTTCAGCCATAAATGGGTGGAAAAAGCCGTCCCTCCCAGCAGACGTCAGGGCGTACTCCCAGATACCCCAGTTAGAGGTGCCTGATCCCGATCTTAAGCACAGTCGAAACCCTTTAATATTGTTAAAACTTGATTGAGACACTTTAAAATGGCAGACAAAGGCGCAACCATCTGGAGACATGTCCACACTGGCTGGACTAGAGAAAGCCCCCCATGCAGCATACCAGTCGTCGGTTACCGTGGCTGTTGTAGTATTCTCGAAAAAAGAAGACCCTCCAGATCCATCAATACCTGTAGCCGTTGGAGTAGCTAGACTGATCATTGCTTGATCAGCTCCGGCTACGGCAGCAGCTGTAAGAGATGCAGTACCTATATCAATCGGTCTTATTAAGTTAGCTACGCTGGCAACCATTGGTTATACGATCCCGGTTAAACGTGATTTCAGCTCTTCAATTTGTTTCTGATAATCAGCCTTAATGTCAGAAGCTTCAGCTAATTTTTCTTTAACCTGCTCCTCTTTCTTAATAACACTAGTTTCTTTCTTCTCTAGTTCTTTAAGTCTCTTCGAGAGGATTGATTCTAATTTTTCTACTTCAGAGTATCTCTTTTTTACATCAGATAATGAGGCCTTAGCTTCTTCAAGGCTTATCTTCGCAGCTTGTGTAGCTTGCAAGACAATATCTTTAGCCTCTTTCTTAGATGTCTCTAGAAGCTCCTCAGCTTCGATCTGAGCCTTTTTAGCGGCTTCTTTAGCTTTACCTATGTCCTTTGCCTTACACAGCTCCTGACGAGCCTGTAGAGCTCCATCCTCAGCCTTCTTTAATTGTTTCACAACTTTAGAAAGCTTATCGGAATCAGACAACATTTTTAAAATATCATCTGCCTGTTTTGTTATGCTTGATACTAGCATTTCCTTACCTTCTTACTTGCAAATTGTGTAACTGATAGGGGACTCTACATTCAGTGCCTCTAGTCGATAAGAGACTGAAGAACTAGAGTTAGCTATTTCGGCATTCAACGCGACATCATCCTGTACATTATACAAGGCTTTGTTTCCTTGGGTGTCAGTAAGGACTTTGAAATCTGAATTACGTAGAGATCTTTGAATTTGTACTTCACCTTCACCACTCTCTATAAGCACACAAACACTTCCTGTAAAACTGAATGCAGGGGTAGTTGTATTCTCTGAGGTTAAAGTACCTGTTAATGGTAATGCTGTCATGTTTCACCTTAAATTAATAATGAAAGAGGGGAGCTTCCTCCCCAACAATCTACCTAGACCTTACGGTACCGGATAACAACTTTAGCCGCACCACCGTCTACTGAAGTGATAGTACCACCACCAGCAACAAGTGAAACGCCTACTGCAGTGTCAGCAGCTAGAGCTAAGTTAGCCCAAGTACCGTCACCAACAGCATCCAGTTCAGTTACAACTGCAATGCTAGTAGCAGCATCTGTAATTGTAAAACCGTTAGTAGCTTCAGAACCGTTAGTACCTACGTTTAGCGTTAAGCTAGTAGTACCACCAGTTTGTGTGAAAGCTTCAGTAACTTCAAACAAAGCGTCTAAAGGTACTGAGCCTGCAGGCAATGTGAAGCGTGTGTCGAAAGTCTCATCAGCGCCAAAGTCAGCAGCTGTGATATATACAACCATTTCGTCAATAGAACCTGATACAGGAAGCTTACCGCCGCCTACGATTCCATCTTGTGTTCCACGAATGCCGTAAGAATTGTTTACGCCAAGACCGGCGCTATTTTCAAAGCTCATATTATATATTCCTAATCAATTATTCAGTTGCTGTAGCTGAAGAGATAACGATACCTAAAGTATCGATACGCTGAACACCAAGACCGAAACGAGCGGCCATAGTGAACTTATCGCGACGCTTATCTACATCACGTTGAGTCTCAACACTTGGAAGAGCTCTCCATGCTAGCATACCAGGCTTAGTATTATCATCAGCAGTACTCATGAAGATATTACAGATACCTGAAGTAGAGGCTGAAGAAGAACCGTCGAACAAAGTCAAGGTCTCAGCAGTTGCTGTAGGTAAGAAGTTTGAAGTCCATACTTGCCAGCCGTGTAACATAGTTACAAACTGGTGATCGCGATGGAAGCCATCTTTAGCAAGACTGAAGCCTTCGCCGACTGCATCAAGGTTGTTAACTAAAAGAGATTGCTTAGCAAGAGTTGCAGCAACAACTGGATCAACAACAGCTACACGTCCACCAACAGGTACGTTAGCTTTGTCAAATGCTAGACGCATTTCGATCATATCATCTTCAACCAAAGTCTGGTTAGTACCGCTAGCGCGATGACGATGAGAGAAAGAGTTTACAGAGTTGTTGTCTGAAGCAGTTTGACCAGCATTCAAAGTAGCTAGGAAACGAGTTTCGATATGCTCTTGTAAAGCACGTTTACCTGACTCGCTACGAGCAGAGTTCAACGCTTCAATTTGAGCACCGTCTTGACGCATTTCATCAGTGATGTACCACGCATCGCCAGGATAATCAGTAATAGTTAACTGAACGTTTCCTGATTCGATTGGGTTATACGTGAATGATTCATCTTCAGTGATATCTTGAAGAGTCACTTCACCGATTGTTTTAATGTTTAAAGTAGTACCAGAACCAAAGTCAGAAACGTTACGATAAAGGTTTGTTGGAAGCAAGCCGTCATGTAGGTTTCGTAAGATGAACTGGGAATACTGAGTTGCTTCGATAAAAGCAGTGTTAGTACTAGTTGTAATCATGGTTATTAATTCCCGTTATTGAGATCTGAGCCAGCTTCCCGCCATTTAGATAGGGCAGGGCTACTGGAAGATAAATATCTAGCAGTATAATCTATCGGCCCTTCTCTATTCTCTAGAGTGGCTTGAGGATTAATACTGCTCTTGGTAGCACCTGGCTTAGGGTCGGTCTTAGTACCGAAATAAGCTAAAGCTGCTGTAGGAGACTTTGCTGCAAGGGCGACCATATCGTCTACTGATAGTCCAACTTCGGAGGCTTTAGTTGCAAAGGCTTGTTTAGCCTTCTCAACGTCACCGCCGTACTGTTCTACTAGTGCGTTATTGACCTGCTCCATATTAGAGCGTCCTCGCAATACCTTGTCCCTCTTGTCTAAAGCACTTAGTGCTATGTTTTCTATCTCGTCCGCGTTAACTCCCTCAGATTTTGTCGTCTCTGGTGCTTGCTGGGCAGACATGTTTTGAAGAGCCTTGTCCATCGTCTCCTGTGCCGTAGCCTTAGTTCTTAACTCTTTATGCTCATCTTCGAGAGTCCGAATATGTTGCTGAGTAAATCGTAGGGCTTCTAAAGCAGTGGGAACATCTTTGTACTTCTGCTCTCCATTGTCATCTGTTATATTCTTGAGCTGGTCAGCAAATATCTGATTATAATCAGGTTGACTTGGTTTCACCTCAGGAGTGTTTGTCGCACCTGCTGGGGTTGCCGTTAGGTCTTTGGCTTGTCCGTCGAATATGGACTTATTTTCTTCAGTGGTAACTTGGTCAGTCATTTTATTCCTCTATTAGAATATTCTCTAATAATTTGATCAACTTACGATAAGCCCTTTGTTCTCCCAGAAGATCAGCCTGGAGGAAAGGCCAAGATTGGCTGTCATACGCCCCTCTGTCATTCATAGTTTGGACAGAAGAACGGTACTCACTTTCAGCCAGTTCCAATAATCTCTTTATCACGGGTTGGGCAGAAGCAACCTGTAACCTAAACTCATTCTTTTCTTTATCGGTAGACGCCCCTTTGGTCCAAACACTATACATGTTATATACCTTCTACCGGCATTTGCTGCTCTACTTCAACATCTTCTTGGGCTTGTAAGGCCAGTCTTTGAGTCTCTGCTTGCTCCATAATAGCTACATTATCTCTCACAAGATCAAATCTCTTGAGCCCTAGAACATCTTCTACTAATTGGGCCATAGCCTTCGATGATACGTGAGGGCTTATCATTTGCCCTACAGGACTTGAGAAGATACCCGTAAGGTTTTGTACCAGCTGTGCTCTAGCAGCGAAGTGACGAGCTCCTATGGGCCTTAGGGAGCCCTTAGCGGTGATGTCTTCTCTAGTGATAGAGATAAACTTAGAAACGCCTAGATCATCATCGAGAACTCTAACAATATCAGCAGCATCTATATTTCTTCTAGACACCTCCAACATAGAGTTTAAGATAGGTTCAAGAAGATTAATCTCGAAGTTATTCACTTTCTCTTGGAAGATTCTACCTGCTGCGTTCTCTAATGACTGTACTTCGAATGCTGTCTTCTCCCCAGGAGTACGAATACCCATAGCTTGCTTAGGAGCTCCAGCTAGTTCTTCCATACGTCTCTCTAAAATATCTATCTGCATATCTGCATTAAGAGCTGTAGTGTCTGGCACTAACATTTGAACATCAGATCCTTCAGCGTCTAGATGTATCTCTGCGCCTGGCTGCCAGTCAAATGGTTCTACTTCTCCGTAGATCTTTAGTGGAGGGAATGCGATAAGATCAAACACATCTGCCTTAAGATTCTCAAGATGATCTATCCGATACTGCATGCCTACTAGGTTATGTAGAGGACCCATAGCATATAAATTATCTGGACGTAGTCTCCACCCAACATGTGCCTTGCTGCCTTTTCCTAGCCAAGAAGGGATAATCTCTTTACGGATTACATGCGAGCGATCAAGGACTGTGATTACATGATTACGTAGTAGCTCTCCAGTCTCTGGATCGTGTATGTCCCCTTCTAGCTCTAGGAGTTCCACATAAGGGGATTGAAAATAAGCCTGCAAGCTACCGAACCCATCTATTGAGAAGCCGCTGGCTTTTTCAAAATCTTCAGCGCTATAGTGTCCATTGATAGCTGCAGATCTTACTTTCTCAGCTTTAGCTAATGCATCCAGGTAATACTGCTTCTCTGGATGGTCTTGGGCGTCTGCCTTTAGCTCACCGAAAGTCTTTACGCAACGTGTCATCTTGTAGGTACCCTCAAAAGATACAGCTGCCGGGTTAATGGCAATATCTAGGGGGGAAATCCGTACTAGCCTCGGCCCAATATACCCAGGGATATCATCCCCTGTAACAGGGTCTACGCGCATTTCTTTAACATATTCTACGTCTGCAAAAGCATTACCATAATCGATATAGTCGTATACAAGTCGTGACATAACAGTTATAAACTTGCTTTCACGTATCTTGTTGCCCATGTACGCTTGAATAGCTTCTTTTTTATCTCCATGATCATCTTCTGGAGAATATCCTTCCCATCTCAACCAATCATCATTAGGGAATAGCGCTGACATGTAGTTTGCATGTAAGTTATCTCTAATCTGAGTTAATTTTGGAAGAGTTGTTGAATTTTTCCAAGGAAGTTTAGCGTTACTAGTCTTCCTTGTGTCTGTAGCGAATAAAAAGTCTCTTAATTCTTGTGTCTCTGCTCTCCAAGGAGCATTTTGATTACGTGAGTCTGAATATAACTCCGTAATAGCTGTAGCTAACTGTTCTCTAGTTAGAATATTCTCTAATTCTGCTACCTTGCCACTCATGTATGTGCTACTCCGCCCCACCTGCTGTGGTATAATACGTTAGTCTTCTTTTGTCTATTGAGGTTTCTCTTAGGAGCTACAATAATGTCTATCGCTGCGGTTAGAGCATCCTTAATATCGTCATGTGCCGGTTTAGCCATGATAAGTTCTTCTTCGAGGAGGGTGCAGTTGCCGCCTTTGTAATGCCACATAGCCAAGTTATCGTACTTAGGCTCTAAGGTAGATGCCATCCTCTCCTCTTTTGTCCCTTCATGCCGAGTGGGACGGTACTCGTCTATACTAAGACTAACCCCGTGAGGTTTAATATAGCTTTCTTTAAGCTCTCTAACAATGGCTGCTTGGCCTACTGTACACTCAGCCCTTATCTTCCTAAAGCCCCACTTCTCATGAGCTGAAAGGATATGCTCAAAATATACAGCTATCCTGTCCGTCTTAAACCTGTCAATATCTAGAACATAGATGTTCCCGTCACTATCCACACCTACCGTTACTAGCGCAGTGAAATCCGCTTTTTTAGATAGAGAGAATGCAAAATCTATCGCTGCGAAGAGATTAAGTTTTCTGTCTTTATAATACCATCTGCCTTGATCAGGTCGGATATGTTTATGGTCAAAGTATTGAAACTTAGACTTGTCTATCCGTGCATTAGAAGGATCGTTTGGGTTGTTATAGTACTGACTGTAGAACTGAGCAGTATCAACATACTCACTTCTAATGCGCTCAAGCTCGCGTCTGTCAAAGCCAAACGCTTTACCGTCACTGCGGTTTGATCTAGGCCACAGAAACACGCCATCCTGTTCAACAACTTTTTCAAATAATTCGTAAGTCGATTCACGGCCAATAAACTCATCTTCCTCATTATAGAGATCCTGCTTAATATTCAATAGTGTGTTATACAAGTCATCAGGATGATATCTCGTACCGACAACTGTTGTCTGAGCACCAGGATTCTTGATTGAGGCTAATTGCGAGTATAATCTTCCGACTTTCTCCCTTCCTTCGCCAGTATATGCATTATTAGGTACGACAAGGTCATCAAGATATATAGCGTCGCAATGCAGACCAGTAATGTTAGATGTAACACCCCTTGCAGCAACCGTGTTATCACGTACGCCCTCTCTTTTCCGTCGAGGATGGTCTACAATTATCTCTGTTGATGTCCACTTCTCCCTCTTACCTTCTTCAGGATGGATCATATCTGGCCATAAGGTCTTGTATACCTCTGACTCTAGTATGTTCTTGATAGCGTATAACTGAGCCGTGGCTAGTTCTGCTGTGGCAGATACATAGAGTATCTGGATAGTAGGGTCCCTGGTTATGTCCCAGGCTGCCTTAACAGCTGCGCAGTGAGACTTCTGATGTCCCCGTGGTATCAATGCTAACTGATTACTTCTCTTGAGGTCTCTTGTCCACCACTCAAAAAGGTCCTCGTGAACTTGCCCGTAGACTCGCATAGGCGTGACCAAGTGCGAGAAATATAGGAGGTCTTTTTCTGCCTTTTCTCTAACATGGTCTAGATTTCTTTTAGCAACCTTACCCGTCATGTTTAGCCATTCTATCTAAAATATTAGAGACTTTACTGTCTATATCGGCTTGCTTTTTCTTATGCCCTTCTACTTCATCTTTAGAAGGCCTACCTGCCTTACGCTTACCAGACTGATCATATAAGGCTTTAGCAGCTGTTACATTACCATCTCTGGCCTGATCAATAAGGGTTGCCTTTCCTAGAGCAGCTTCTCTGATATCCCTCTCTTCCCGCCACTTCTCTATGTGAGGCAAGAACCAGTTACGGTCACACAGTATCTCCCAGTGCTTCCAGGAGTTTAAGATTTTCAAGGCAGCTTCATACTCTGAGTCGCTGTCCATATATATCTGATACATAGAGAGAGTGCCTTTGTAGTCCCTCTCCTTCAGATTATATATAGGCTTCTCATTTTTAGTTTGAAACCTGAATTCGTAGAAAAGGGCTTGAGTCATGTAGTGTCCATTATCTCCGATCACTTTAGAATAGTCTATCATCTCCCTCGGCATGCTCCCTATGTTGAGGTGTATGTGAAGCCGCCAGAAAAGCTCTGAGAGCCTGTAGCGCCAACAAATGTTGCAGGAACGTTTAACCCGGCTTCTGTGCTATTGCCTCCAGTCCAGTCAGTGACAACTCCTATACCGACTCCGCCCCAACTTACATAGATAGTTCCTGCAGGAGCACTTGTACTCGCGTTAGCCATATCGAAAGGGACTGTGAACTTAAAGTTCGTGTCTGCGCTTCCTGCTGTGACCGTTACAGTTCCCTCTATCTCACAGAACACTAACTTGCCGACTTTAGTGTACCTTGCTGTTGTGATCGCCGGTACTGAACAGTTTGTACTGGCTGTAACTGTAGGTGTCCAGGTACCCTCGGCATAGTCATCTAGCACTTGTGATGTTGCACCTGCCCTAGCTGTATCGCTGAAATCAATACCTTTGCCGGAATCAAAGGCATCATTAGTGTTAGACCACCTAGTACTCTCATGATCAGGTACTTGACTCAAAGTGTCCGAAGTGATCAGGTTGTTAGTTCCTGTGAAACGCATTGTTGCATTTAACTCAACATCCCCTGCTACAAGGCAGTTCTCCATGATTATTTCACAGTTTGAACCTGAAACATTAAGTAGCGCAGCTGATTCGCCTACAAGCCTGGAAGAGGTCAGCTCTATATTAGCATTAGAATTATTGAGGAGTGAACATATTGCATCTTCTCCACGATATTTAGAGACGCTTACTTGCTGCTCTGCACCGACCGAAATACCTACCGACTCTCCTACCTCTGTCCATGTAACAGTCCCGTCTACGACTGTCCCATTGTGGGCCGTAGGCCAAGTAGGTTCAGACCCGCTAGAGGTTCCGGCTGTAGTTACTATATAAAAATGCCCATTCGCGTTGGCTGAGGTAGGTCTTCTATAGTCATTCAGACTGTAAGCCGTGGTAACAGCCCATGCCGATTCCCAAAGATCATTGC